GCGGGAGGCTGGGTTTGTTGTTGATGAAAAGGCGCAACAACATCAGCCAAACTGCATCTTTCACACGCATCACATGGTTGACGAATTGCTTGAACGCTTCGCCGCCCTTGTCGCCGCAGCAGCCACAGAGGAAGCCAACCGCCGAGCCAACGCAAGCTGGACGCTGATGTGCGAAAAGATGGTTGCAACAGAGCGTGAGGCGTGTGCGAAGCTGTGTACTGAAATGCACTTGGAAGGTGACGACGACTGTGGGCTGGCAGCGGACGCCATCCGTGAGCGTTCAGCGAACGCAGGAGCCCGTGGTAAAACCACATCAAAGAGGCAATCATGAGTGTAGAGCACTTGATCGTGGGGGCCACAGGACTAGGTTATCTCATTGTAGGTATCCTCCAGTGGGTTAAAGGAGAAACCGCTAATGGTATGATCTGGACAGGATATGCATTCGCTCAGGTTGGACTTTGGATTAATCTTCGCTAGAAGATGGAGAATATCAAATGAGAAATAAACGATTTGAAAAATGGTATGCAGATAGGATTGGAGAACCTCTCTCTAGGGTTAGGGATATGTATAACGGAGAAACGTACACCGATTGGGACTATCATGTAGAGACTGCATGGGCTGCATGGTGCGCTGCTTTGGGTTTTTCAGAGGAAAAAGATGATGGATATTGACAAACTGGTTGGATATATGGTACAATTAGAGCGTGAGTTCCACGACCTAAAGAAGGACTATGACGATTTAATGGACACATACAAGAAAGACGTAGATGATGCGTATCGCTCTGGATATCGAAACGGACTTGAGTCACAAAAAGATTCATCTGGTCAACACTAAAGACCTTGACACTGGAGAACTGCTGACATGGAAAGAAGCAAAGCCATTTCGGGACTTTATAAGGGCCGCTACATTGATCGTAGCGCACAACGGCATCGGATTCGACTTTCCAGTGTTGAACAGGCAATGGAATACGAAGATTTCATTGAAGAAAGTCTACGATACGTTGATAGCAAGCAGGCTGCTAGACCCGAGCAGGATGGAAGGCCACAGTCTAGAGGCATGGGGAAGAACCCTCGGCCACAAGAAGGTTGACTATAAGAAGATTTGGGAATGGATGGTAGGACGAAGGGAAGAGTATGACGGAGAGTGTTTTGACAAACCTGTGGATAGTCTTCTTGAGTATTACTGTGCTAGGGACGTTGAAGTATGTGCTAGACTGTACAACCATTTGGTTGTTGAACTGGAGTCGAAAGGCTTTAGTAAAGAGTCTATCGAATTGGAACATAAAGTAGCGGCTATCGTCGCAGAACAGGAAAGAAATGGATTCAAACTATCGGTGGAACAATGTACTCTGCTACTTGTTGACTGGAAAAACAGAATTTCAGAAATACTTGGAAGAGCGCAAGAACTGTACCCTCCAACAGTACATGAACGATACAGCGAAAAAACAGGAAAGCGACTCAAAGACACCGAAGTTGTGTTCAACATGGGAAGCCGACAACAAATAGCTCAGAAGCTCATGGAACTAGGATGGAAACCAAAAAAGCACACTGAAAAAGGGAGCATCATTATTGATGAAGCTGTTTTGGATGAAATTCTTGGAAAGCACAAAGAAGCCGCTATTCAGGAGTTGGCAAGTCTTGTCAAAGAATATTTGCTACTCCAAAAGCGAATAGGACAAGTAGAGTCTTGGCTAGAGGCTTTAAAACCTGATGGTAGGGTGCATGGTAAGGTGATCACCAATGGCGCTGTTACAGGCCGTATGACGCATTCCAGCCCTAACATGGCTCAGATTCCTAACGCAGGCTCTGTCTATGGTCCTGAGTGTCGTCAGTGCTGGACAGTTGATGAAGGAAACGTGCTGGTAGGCTGTGATGCTTCAGGTCTGGAGCTTCGGATGCTGGCTCACTATATGAAGGATGAAGGATATGTCAGAACTATCTGTGAGGGATCGTCTAAAGATAGAACGGATGTTCACAGCGTTAACCAGAGAGCAGCAGAACTCGCTACTAGAGACAATGCAAAAACTTTTATCTACGCCTTCTTGTATGGAGCGGGAGATTCAAAGATTGGTAGCATTGTGGGAGGAAGTGCGAAAGATGGAGCTAAGCTTAAATCAAAGTTCCTTGCACAGACACCTGCACTTGCAAGCCTCCTTGAACGGGTCCAACGAATATCCTCAAAAGGCTATGTTCCCGGCCTCGACGGGCGACTTATCTGGGTGCGGTCTGAACACGCTGCTCTAAACAGTCTCCTGCAAGGGGCCGGAGCTATTGTGATGAAGAAGGCTCTGTGTATTTTCTATGATAAGATCAAGGCTAACAAATGGCCGGTGAAGCTTGTAGCTAATGTGCATGATGAATTTCAGTTTGAATGTCCTAAGGAGATCGCAGAAGAAGCAGGAAAAGCTGCTAGAATGTCAATCATTGAGGCTGGAGAGTTCTATCAGCTACGTTGTCCACTAGACGGAGAATATAAAATTGGAAAAAATTGGAAAGAAACCCACTAAAGTAGGAGTAATAACTATTGATGTGTACGAGGATAGCTTTGAAGTTAAAGCATCCGACGCCATTGATATGTTTACCGTATACGCTGTGTCTGTAGCTGTGCAAGAATATTTAGAAGAATTGTCAGAAACACTTGACAGCACATATACAAGGATGTTGCAATAAGGAGATCAATGTTTAAAAGTAAACTTACTGAAGAAGATAAACAAAGTATCTTAGAATGGGGCAAAGAAGGAGTTCGTACACGCGACATTGTTGAAAGACTACAAGGTAAAGTAACTAAGCAGCGTGTAGAGCAGATTCTTTCTAAAAACAAGATCAAGAATACAGCTATCTGGCGTAAAAGCAAAGAAGATGCGAGAGCAGCTCAGTTAGAAAAACTGTACGGTAAGGCATATCTGGATAAAGACTCACGAAAGGAAGCTATTTATCAGATTGTACGTTCTAAGTTTCGAGCAAAGAAAGCCAATTCCTTATCCTCTGGATGGGAATGGACTGTAGATTTTGGAGAGATTGAGTTTCCTCGGTTGTGTCCTGTCTTAGGTATTGAGTTGGACTATTGGGCAGAGTCCCGACAAGAAAACTCAGTATCTTTTGATCGTATTGATAGCTCTAAAGGATACGTTTCAGGAAATGTGGTGATCATGTCTTGGAGAGCCAATAGGATTAAAAACGATGGCACAGCAGAGGAACACAAAAAAATCTATGAATTCATGCAAAAATCATTGACAAGCTCTTCATGAGCTGGTACAATATATGTATCGAAAAACTTAAAAGGAATCGACATGAACTTTAACCTTGAACAAAACGAAGCCGCATTCATCATCCGAGTGATTGGTCAGTTGCCTACAGAATCTGGTGCTTTCCCTCTTCATCAGAAGCTTGTAGCTCAGTATCAGGAGCAACAAGAAGATAAGCCTGAGGAAGCTACTAACGTAGCATAATTAATAGAGCGCTTGTGGTGAAATTGGTAGACACAGCAGACTTAAAATCTGCCGAGCAATCGTGCTGGTTCGATTCCAGTCAGGCGCACCAATATGGGGTCAAGAACTAGCCAACTCCAAGTGATTAAGTTCATGAGGATGCGGACGCAGCCCCGCCAAATGCTGCTATAGTTCAACGGTAGAACTTCGGTTTTGTAGTCCGACGATGTGGGTTCGATTCCTACTGGCAGCACCAGAAAATGACAGCACGGAAAGACGGCATTAACTTTTTAAAGGAAAATGAAATGGATATGAAGCCTGTGAAGATTGGCGGGGAACTCTTCTGGAGCAACTGGATGCACAACTTCAATACGAAGTTCAATGAAGACAACAAGAAATATGAATGTACTATCGGTAACATTTCCGATAAAGCTGCTGAAGCCTTGAAGGAACTTGGTATTCACATCAAGAACAAGCCTGAGATGGGCAACTACATCGTAGGTAAGAGCCTGTATAAGTTCGAGCCTAAGGACGAAGAAGGCAATCTGATTGATATTGAGAAGATTGGTAATGGTACTAAAGTGACTGCCTTGGTGTCTAGCTATCGTCACAAGATGTCTGCTAAGTACGGCTCTGCTCCGTCTATCAAGATGTTGATCGTTACTGAGCTTAAGGAGTACACCCCTGCGCCTAAAGAAGCTCAGGAAGAGGACGATGATATCCTCTAAGGGGGATGTGCCGAAGAAGCTACTCATTGATGCAGACTTCTTGATTTATTCGGTAGGTTTTGCTAGTGAAGAAGCTTCTGAGAAGTTTGCAAAAAGCAGGTTAGTAGAGACAATGGAAGATATGGTCTACTTACACCTGAAGGCAGACACTTATGAAGCCTTCTTAACTGGTAAAGACAATTACCGATATGGTATTGCTAAGACAGTCCCTTACAAAGGTAATCGTAAGGACATGAAGAAGCCTATACATTATGAGGCTCTTCGTGAACATATGGTTAAACGATTAGGGGCTGTAGTGGTAGATGGTCAAGAAGCGGATGATGAAGTAGCTATTAGGATGACTAAGGAGCCAGATCAATATCTTCTTGTAGGTGTAGATAAAGACCTAAGACAGATACCGGGATGGCACCATAACCCACACAAGGCAGTTACAGATTATGTCAGTGATTTTGAGGGATTTAAGGCCTTTGTCACTCAGGTACTCACGGGGGACAGGGTTGACAATATTCCCGGCTTGTCAGGAATTGGCCCTGCAAAGGCTGCGAAGGCGCTTAAAGATGCGAAGACGAAGGAGGCGCTCCTACGGAAAGCATTCGAAGTTTACATGGAAAAAGGCCATTCAATTGAATATTTTATTGAACAAGGGCAACTACTCTGGCTCAGACGATATGAAGGAGAAATGTGGCAACCAGACGTAAATTTACTGCTAAACAAGCAGGATTGAAACACGGCTACCGCAGTGGCTTGGAAGAGCGCATTGCGGAGCAGTTGGACAAGTTAGGTGTTGATTATACGTATGAGGAGGT